GCACAAAAAGATGTAAAGGCAGACCAGTGGGACGTGATTGAGTTTCCAGCAGTCTTGAATGATAAACCTATTTGGCCAGAATATTGGAAGCTAGAAGAATTAGAATCGGTTAAAGCTTCACTATCCGTTCCGAAATGGAATGCACAATGGCAACAAAATCCAACTTCAGAAGAAGGTTCCATTATAAAACGAGAGTACTGGCAAATTTGGGACAAGCCTAGTCTCCCTAAATTACAACATGTTATTCAATCGTATGACACGGCCTATAGTAAAAAAGAAACTGCAGACTTCTCAGCGATAACAACGTGGGGTGTATTTCTACATAATGATATTACCCCTAATATAATTTTGTTAGATGTGGAGAAAGGACGATGGGATTTTCCAAAATTAAAAGATGTTGCTATAGAGCAATATAAATACTGGGAGCCTGAGACAATAATCATTGAGGCGAAAGCAAGTGGATTACCCCTGACTCAAGAACTACGGCGCTTTGGTATTCCTGTTGTTAATTTTACACCGAGTCGTGGTAATGATAAACATGTAAGAGTAAACTCTGTATCAACACTATTTGAAGCAGGGCAAGTATGGTGTACAGAAGACCGTTGGGCAGAAGAATTAGTTGAAGAATGTGCTGCTTTCCCTTATGGTGACAACGATGATTTAGTTGATAGCATGACACAAGCGTTAATGCGTTATCGACAAGTAGGTTTGGCTGTACATCCAGAGGATTATGAGGATCCTCCAAGTCTTCCTCCTACGCAATTGTTGGAGTATTATTGATGAAGAAGTCAAAATATAAACCAGGGTTCACGGTTAAAGGCACTAAAAGAAAAAAAACAAAGTCAGAAAGAGAAGCTGCCTCTTTTCAAAACCCAAAAAAAGGTTATTATAAGTTTACACAACCTAAAAGTTGGGTATCATTATTAAAGAAAAAACAGAAGAAGAACAGGAAAGCATAGTATGGGCGATAGAGAAGAAGGAAATCTAGTAGGAATTAAAGGGTATGAAGAGTTTGACCTCAATGATCCTAACTTTAAAAGATTTATAAAAATGCGTATGAAGAAATTTGATCAAACTGAACAAGAAGCATTGAATTCATTTCTTCAAGAACAAAAAGAACACTATGCAAAAAAAAATAAAAAGGCTCATGGGGGAAGTATTAAAAAACATAAAAAAGGTGGGTATGTTAAATCATCTGCTCAAACTTCAGTGATCCCTGGAGCGAGAGCCAAGGGCAGTGCAGAAGGGTCCACGATCCCCGGTGCAAAAGCTAAAGGTTCAGCAGAAGGTTCTACAATTAAAATGACACCAATGAAAATGAAATCAGGTGGCCTAGCGAAACGTGGCTACGGAAAGGCAAGGAGATAATGGCAGTTGAAAGACCAGCAGGATACGATCCAGCACCATCAGATCCAATGAGTGATGCTCCGAATGAAATAGAAATTCAAGAAGAAGTAGGAGAAGAAATTATTGAAAACGAAGATGGTTCTGTAACAATTGGAGCAGAGGAAGAGATACAAGAAAATATTCCTTTCGGTGCTAACCTTGCAGAAATTTTAGACGATGATGTATTAGAATCAATTTCATCTGAACTGAGAGAACAATTTGAAGATGATAAGTCTTCACGAGACGAGTGGTATCATTCTTACACAAAAGGTTTAGATCTTTTAGGATTTAAATATCAAGAAAGATCACAGCCGTTTCAAGGAGCAAGTAATGTTACACACCCACTTTTAGCAGAAGCTGTCACACAGTTTCAAGCACAAGCATATAAAGAATTACTTCCAAGCGGGGGTCCTGTTAAATGTAATGTAGTAGGAGTACACGATGTTAAAGTAGAAGAACAAGCACAACGTGTTAAAGAATACATGAACTTTCTTATTACAGAAGAGATGGAAGAGTATGATGCAGACACAGACCAATTACTTTTTTATTTACCACTAGCAGGTTCTTCTTTTAAAAAAATGTATTACGATGCGGGATTAGCACGACCTGTATCTAAATTTATTCCAAGTGAAGATTTAATTGTTCCTTATTTAGCAACTGATTTACAATCAGCGGAACGAGTGACGCATGTCATAAAAATGACAAAAAATGAAATTCGTAAATCTCAAGTTGCAGGATTGTACAGAGACATAGAATTAATGAATCCAGATATGAATGAAGATCGTATTCAAAAAAAATATAATCAATTAGAAGGTGTTACTAAAGTTAACTATGATGAGTTGTATGAAATTTTGGAGATGCATTGCGATTTAGACATAGAAGGTTTCGAAGATCAAGACGAGCAATCAGGAGAACCTACAGGTATAAAGATTCCATATGTTGTTACTATTGACGAGGGAACAGGAAAAATTTTATCCATCTACAGAAACTACCGAGAAAACGATCCTCTTAGAAAAAAAATACCATACTTCATTCATTATAAATTTTTACCAGGTCTTGGTTTTTATGGCTTTGGCCTTATTCATATGTTGGGGGGTTTGTCCAGGACTGCTACGGCAGCTCTCCGTCAACTCGTTGATGCGGGAACATTATCTAATTTACCAGCAGGATTTAAAGCACGAGGGATTAGAATTGCTGACGATGATACACCATTACAACCAGGAGAGTTCAGAGACATAGATGCACCAAGCGGTGATCTTCGACAAGGGCTTATGCCTCTTCCTTACAAAGGACCTGATCAAACTTTATTTGCTTTATTAGGTTATGTAGTTGATGCAGGAAAAAGATTTGCTTCTGTAGCAGATCAGAAAATGGGTGAAGGTTCACAAGCAAACCCAGTTGGCACAACAATGGCTATTATTGAACAAGGTTCAAAAGTCATGAGTGCTATTCATAAAAGATTACACTATGCACAACGAAAAGAATTTAAAATTTTAGCAAGAATTATTCAAGATTACTTACCACCAGAATATCCGTATGCAGTGGTGGGTGGTAATCAAATGATTAAACAAACTGATTTTGATAATCGTGTGGATGTTATGCCGGTTTCGGACCCTAACATCTTTTCTATGTCTCAACGTATTACGTTGGCACAAACACAATTACAATTAGCACAAGCAAACCCCCAAATACACAACCAATATGAGGCCTATAGACGTATGTATCAGGCAATGGGGGTACAAAATATAGAGGCATTACTTCCGCCTCCACCACAACCTATGCCAACAGATCCGGCAGTAGAGAATTCACAAATGTTATTACAAAAACCAGCGATGGCTTTTCCTCAACAAGATCATGCTGCTCATATTGACACGCACCGTGCCTTTATGTCGACGTATTTAGTGAAAAATTCTCCACCAGTTTTGTCTTTAATACAGTCACATATTTCTCAACACATTAGTGAACAGGCAAAAGAAGAGGTTATGATGAAAAATCAACAAGAAATACAACAATTAACAGCTCAATATGGAGGTCAAATACCTCCAGAACTCCAACAACAGTTTGAAATTGAAATTGCTAAACAAACTGCTGTTAGAATTAAAGAATTAACAGAAGAAATGGTAGCAGAAGAGCAAGAATATCTAGAAGGAATGCAACAAGATCCACTTGTTACACTTAAAAAAGAAGAATTAGGTCTACGTGCAGAAGAATTAGAACTTAGAGCCCAAAAAGATGGAGAAAAACAAGGGTTAGATGAAGAAAAATTTATTGTAGACACAATACAAGAACAACAAAAAATTGATAATGCGGATAAACACGCAACAATTAGGGAAGGAATACAGTTGACAAAGGTAATGGAACCATCCAAATTAAGAAATAAATATTAAAATGTTTAATATACACCACATAGACGGTAATGACGCTGATATTAATAATTTAACTGCTATTGTTTACAATTCTATTCATGAATTACTAGAAAGAGATAAACTTGATCCAATTCAATTGGCTATTGCCTTAACTTGTGCTTCAAGAATGCTATTAAAAGATTTTGTAAGCAATAAGGATGTGTCTGCTTTTGTGGAATATGCAAATAATCTCTTGATTGATCACGAGAAAATCACTAAACATTAATATATTATGAAAGCAAAATATATAAACGGTTCTAAATACCCAAATGCTAAAATGACTGTAAGTACAGACATGAATCCTTATGCAGGACCTAATGTAAATAAAACTTCTATTCTTTCAACAGCATCAGTTGCTGTTGCAGGACCAAAAGTTGTAGACAATTTAGGTGCAGGACCAAAAGGTCAACGCAGTAAAATGCAAATTAAAAAGGTTCCTTTTAAAGGCGTTTTTTAATGGAGTGTAAAAACTGTGGACATGGGTGTCACTGTAGTGACGGCAGTTCTTGTCAATCATGTGATTGCAAAAACTGTGAACATGTAGTAGACTAACGGACTTTAACAAAGGAGGTTTTATGAACCTATTAAAAGATCTATGGGCACACTTGAAAGAGTGGTCAGACTGGCAAATGAAGGACTGGATAAAAGCGGGTATTGTCGCTATTGTTGTTCTAATTATTATTAGTCAGATAACTGGAGGAGGAGCCTAGACTATGGTCTGGCAACTCTTAGCAAAACCCCTACTCGGCGTGGCCGCAGACACAGTCCGTGGCTTCGTCGAGACCAAAAAAGCGAAAGCTGAATTAAAGATCACAGAAGTTAAAGCAGCTACAAAATTAAAAGAAGATCAGATCGCCGGCAAAGTGAAATGGGAAACATCAGCCGTGGACCAAATGAAAGGGTCGTGGAAAGATGAGCTAATTTTAATTTGTCTTTTGGCTCCAGCGACACTCGTATTTTTTCCAGGAATGACAGAACATATTCATGCTGGGTTTGTAGCCCTGCAGTCACTTCCGGACTATTATAAACACCTCTTATACATCGCCTGCTCAGCTAGCTTCGGCATCAAGGCCGGAAAAGGTGCAATGGGTTTAATTAAAAAGAAATAGGAGGACTAATGAAAGATTTAAGTGGAGACGGTAAGATAACTAAAAAAGATGTTCTTATTGGTAGAGGAGTCATTAAAGCTAAAAAAGGTGGACGAGTAAAAAAGAAAAAACTTGACATTAAAAAAGCTATTAAAAAACCCGGTTCATTGCGTAAGTCTTTAGGTATAAAAAAGGGAAAAAAGATTCCTTTGAAAAAATTAAATAAAGCTGCGAAAGCACCGGGAAAATTAGGACAACGAGCAAGATTTGCTAAAACATTATCTAAACTTAGAAAAAAATAATGGGCAAACTTTGTGCAAAAGGTAAGGCTGCAGCTAAACGTAAATTTAAAGTTTATCCGTCCGCTTACGCTAACATGTATGCAAGTTCAATTTGCTCTGGCAAAACAGTTGAGGGTGGAAAGAAAAAGAAAAAAGCCGGTGGTGGTATAATTAATAAAATTTCTCAACAACGAAAAAAAATATCTAGTTTTAATCAAGGCGGCATTGCAAAAGGATGTGGCGGAATTATGGAAAATAAACGTAAGGTAACAAAGTTTACGTAATGGCTAAAAAAGGATTAAGAGCTTGGGTAAAAGAAAAGTGGGTTGACATAGGAGCCCCAAAGAAAGATGGAAAGTATCAACCATGCGGAAGAAAAAAAGGAAGTAAAAGAAAATATCCTAAGTGTGTTCCATTGGCTAAAGCGAGGTCTATGAGTTCGTCTCAAAAAAGATCTGCTGTTTCTAGAAAAAGAGCTGCTGGTAATCCTGGTGGTAAACCAACTAATGTAAAAACAATTATTAAAAAAGCTAAGGGAGGATTGTCTTCTAAAGATTTAACTGTTCCTCAACGCATAGCAAATGCCGCTGGAATGAAACCAGTTATTGCTACTAAACCCAAAGGTGATCCTACAGGACAAAAACTAAAAGGTAAAGCATTAACAGGAGCAATTGTTCGTAAAACAAATGGAGGATTTATTGAAGTAACACCAAAAGGTTTTGGACGTATGCTTAAAAACAAAAGACCAATGACAAGGATATATACATGAATATGGAAAGATTATTACAATCCGTTAAGGATCACGAGGGCTACAGAAACAAGGTATACCTAGATACCCTAGGTAAGAGAACAGTGGGCGTAGGGCACCTCTGCGTTGAAGACTTTTGGGAAGATGACAAAGAGTATGAAGAAAAATTTTTAATGACTATACTAGAACATGATTTACAAACAGCAATTAAAGGTGCTGAAGACTTAATGCAAGAGCACGGATGTTCTGATATAGATGATTTAGCTAAGGAACTTATAATTGAAATGGTGTTTCAACTTGGAAAAACAGGGGTTTCAAAGTTCCGTAATATGTGGAAACATTTATCAACACTTGAGTATTCTTTAGCGGCGAGCGAAATGCTCGATAGTCGTTGGGCAAAACAAACCCCCAACAGAGCCCAAAACATGAGTAACAAGATGAGTAGTATAGGAGCATAGTGGATATAGTAAGAGTTGTAGATTATCTTAAAAAAATATTAAAAACTAGACAAGACCAAGTAAATCAAGTTATAACATCAGATGTAAAAAACTTTGAAGAATATAAATATCTTCTAGGAAAATTACATGCTTATAAAGAAACCATACAGGAACTCACGGACCTGCTAAAAAAACAGGAGCAATATGAAGACGAAATCGAAGATAATAACCCGAGAAAATAATATCATAGATATTAACGAAAAACCCTACAAAACAAAAAAAGAAATAGGAAAAGTTCCAGAACCTACAGGATTTAGAATTATTTTATTTCCTTTATTATTAGAGAAAAAAACTAAAGCGGGTTTACATCTTACAGATGAAACTGTAGCTGAAGCACAAGTAGCTACTAATGTTTGTCGTGTTCTAAAAGTAGGACCCGATGCTTATAAAGATAAAGAAAGATTTCCCAATGGTCCTTGGTGCAAGAGTACTGATTGGGTACTTATTACCAAATATGCAGGATCTAGAATTCGTATTGATGGTGGTGAGCTTAGAATAGTGAATGATGATGAAATACTGGCGGTCATTGATCATCCAAAAGATATACTGCCAGCAAGTTTATTTTAGGAGAGAAATATGGCGAAAGAAAAATTAGTTCCTTTAGATGTAACAGGCAACGCTGTTGAAGTAACTTTAAAGGATGAAGACTCTAAAGAAGAAGTTGTTGTAGAGGAAAGCAATGTAAAAGAAATTGTAGAAGAAGCTCCTCAAGAAGTTGAAACTAAAGAAGAAGAAAAAGTTGAAACTAAAGAAGAAGAAAAAGTTGAAACTCCCGAGGACGCAGATCCTTATAAAACTGATGACTTAGGAGATTATAGTAAAAATGTTAAAAAACGAATTAACAATCTTGTTGGCCGTATGCGAGAAATGGAACGGCTTTACAAAGATGTTCAAGATGAAAATGAAGAATTAAAACAAAGATATACGAATGTTGGAAAAGGTTATGTATCTGAGTATGAAGGTAGAGTAACAAATGCTGCAGAAGCAGCTAAAGCTAGACTTAAAAAAGCAATAGAAGATAATGATACAGAAGGCCAAGTTTCTGCGCAAGAACAATTAGCTCAAGCGAAAGCAGATGCTGCAAGATTAGCATCTATGAAACAGGCTCAAAAAAATGATGAAGCAAATTATGCTTCTCAACCAGTTCAACAACAAGCGCCCCAACAAGATTATGCTGAACAACCAGTTTATGATCCCCGTGCAGAGGAATGG